CCAATACGGCCCGATTAGCACGGAGGTACGCAAAGCCGCAGAGACCATCGAGAAAAAGGCGTACCTACACGACGTACTAGGTCACTACGGCCTTGCCGCGATTGACGATTACTTATCACGGTCAAATGAATTTGGGTATTGCTGGGACAAAGCCATGAACGCAACTGCTATGCAGAAACAATTATTTCTTTTAATCTTGGCCGAATGCTTGGCCGATGAGGGGATGTGATGACTGACATTGAAATCGACAAGGCGCTGGCGCTGGCTATTGGGTACAAGCTGTTTGATGTTAAGTTCCACGACGATATGTGGGCAGTTGTTGTGTACAACGGTAGTTGGCGCGTGTTCTCCCACCGCGACTGGAACGTGATCGGACCGATTGCGGAGCGGTACAACGCATTCCCAATACAGTCCGCTAAAGAAACTTGGTCAGCTTGTGTTGGTGATGGAAGCGACCTTTGGGTTGATGACATACACACCCCGCAGAAGGCCATTGCACTGGCAGTGATAGGAGCAACAAAATGACAGGCTTTGAATCAAAGCGCCAAGTTGCGCAGGACAAGGTGAATGATGCCGCCGACACGCTGACCATTGTGTACCAGCGAGGTTTTGCTGACGGCAAGAAAGCAGCACAGCGCAAGCCGCTGACGGATAAGGAGATTGATGCGTTGTCAAATAACATACGGACTGCCGACCCTGTAACGTGGTGGCGTCAACTTGCCCGAGACGTAGAAAAAGCTCACGGCATTAAGGAGAAGAACACATGACATGCATAGGAAAAGACCCTCGATGCCCCTGCCAAGACGGAGATGCGTGTCATTACAAAGACTGCGTGGGTACGAAGGCACGGCCACCAGCACAGCCAGAGCAGGAGCCGGTGGCGTTGGTAATTGATGGCGTTTTAGTAAAGTCTGAATTGCCTGAAAAATATACTGGGCATCTCTACACCACCCCATCCGCAGCACAATGGGACAAGCCCAGCGCCAGCTTTGACGAATGGTGGGACAGCGACGTAATGCCCTCTGCAAATCCGTTTGCCGAGGGGTCGGCAGCATATTGGGCATGGGCCGGGTGGCAAGCAGCACAGCGCCAATGGGTAGGTCTGACGGATGAGGAAATTTTACGCGCAGACCCTTGGGAAATTTTACGCGCAGACCCTTGGATGGGACCATCAGACTCAAATATCAATCCGTACCAAATACTACTCAAAGTCCGAACCTTGGAAGCCAAACTAAAGGAGCGCAACGCATGACACCAAAATTCACACAACTACTTGAAAAGTGCATCCTCGACGGAGTAGTTTTGGGGCACAAAAGAGCATACAAGCACGACAGTGCGCCAAGTGAATCGGACATTAATCAGTCAATCGTTAATGAAGTGCTTACTGAAATATATGAGTGGTTTGATTTTGATGACGCCAAACTAAACGAGAAGAACAATGGATGAATCATTGACTGAAAAGGTCATAATTGCTACAATTTTTATAGGGTTTGTGGTGGTTATATGCTTGCTCCCTGACCTTATATAGCGAAATGAAAGCGAGTCGGTTACATCAAACAATACGGAGAGAGAAAATGGCAGAACGAATTTACATTGTCAACAGTGCCCAAGGCACTCGGCTCGTCAAAGCTAACTTGCGCCAGCAGGCCCTGAGCCACGTCGCGAACAGCACCTTCACGGTCCGTGTGGCCACTCAGGACGATCTGGTAGCCCAGCTCACCGCAGGCACCAAGATTGAGCAGTACAAAGCCCCTGAAGAGCTGATTGAGGGCAGCGAGTCCCCGGGAAACTGATCCGGAGATCCATGTGACCTTCAGCCCGGATTGGACCGCGTGGATCAAAACCAACACGGCCGCCGGTGTCAAGCCGGATGTCGTCTTCGGAATACTCCTGCGGCATGGCTTTGGGTACGAGTCAATACGGCAAGAGACCGGTTACACACCGAGCTTGCCGTTAGACAGGCTGCTGAACCCGCACAGAGCACCGCACGAGTTTCTGCCAAATTACACCCGCCAAGGGTTCCAGAAGTTCCCCGTGCCCAAGCCACTGTTTGACAAAATGTTGCGTTTTTACAACGAGAACAAAGACACTGAGAAAGATGAGCACGTTGAGGGTTTTATCTCGGGCGTGTCCTTGAGTAAACCAAGCACGACCATTGAGCTGCCGGACGCGCTCCGCAAAGAGATCCAAGACACCCTGACCCCATTGGTGGCCACATGGAGCGGCAAGGCCGTAGATCCAACCTATGTGTACGGCATTCGTGTGTACAAGGACAAGGCGGTGCTCAAGCCCCACCGGGACAGGATAGAGACCCACATCTTCGGTGTCATCATCAACGTCGATCAGGACGTGCGCGAGGACTGGCCACTCATGATCGAGGACCACACCTATGAGCCGCACCAGATCCTGATGACACCCGGCGAGATGGTCTTCTACGAGTCCGCCCGCCTGAAGCACGGCAGACCAGTACCGCTAGAGGGCAACGCCTTTGCCAACGTGTTCTGCCACTTTACACCAAGCGATTACAAATCACCAAGTATCAGGTACGATACGCCCAAATCAACGGACGAGGATTAAGGTCATGCCAGAAACCGCCGCAAAGCCATCAAAACGGGCTACAGCAGCCCAAAAGCCTAAAGCCAAGGGTAAGGTAGCCAAACAGGTTGCAATCTCTCCCAAGAAGATCGGCGCACCAAAGGGATCGGGATCAAAATACACTGAAGAACTGTCAGAGCAGATCTGTGACTTAGTCTCCAACGGCGTAAACCTGCGTAAGGTGTGCCGCATGGATGGGATGCCAAGCTGGCGCACTGTCTACGATTGGGTGGTGGCTCGCCCTGAATTTGCCGCACGCCTCGCACGCGCAAGGGAATTGGGTTATGACTCATTGGCTGAAGAGGCTCTTGAGATTAGCAACACGCCGGTGATGGGTCAGAAGCAGGTGATGGGTGACAGCAAGACCTTTACCACGGTTGAGGACATGCTTGGCCATCGCAAGCTTCAGATTGAGACCCGCCTGAAGCTGCTTGCCGTCTGGGATCCGAAGCGCTACGGCAACAAGCTTGAGCTGGCCGGCGACCCCAAAAACCCCCTCAAGATGGAAGTGCAGGTGGAGGCCGACGGCTTCCTTGCCGCGATCATGAAGAACGCGGAGCTCAAGCGGCAAGTCGCGGCGAATGAGTGACATTGCGGCGATCGTCTCGGACCCCGAGGTCCAGAGGCACCTAGCGGCTGCAAGCCCTGAGTACCGTCTGGCGTGGGCATGGAGGATGAGCTGGTTTGCTACCCAGCACGCGCATCAGGTACTGCCGCCCGGAGACTGGTGGTCGATCTGGCTGATGCTGGCTGGACGTGGAGCTGGCAAGACCCGCACGGCTGCCGAGCAGATAGCTTGGTGGGCTTATGAGCAGCCCGGCACCCGCTGGCTGGTAGCTGCGCCTACCTCGGCTGACGTCCGGGGGACGTGCTTTGAGGGCGACTCCGGCCTGCTAGCGGTGATCCCCAAGTCACTGGTCGCTGACTACAACAAGACCGCCCATGAGCTTCGCCTGCACAATGGCAGCCTGATCAAGGGTATACCCGCATCAGAGCCTGAGCGCTTCCGGGGGCCACAGTTCCACGGCGGATGGTGCGACGAGCTGGCGGCGTGGGACTATATACAAGAGGCGTGGGACCAGATCCAGTTCGGCATGCGGCTGGGCAAGCGCACCCGGATGATCTGCACCACCACGCCCCGCCCCAAGGATCTAATCATTGAGCTGATGGGCCGGGAGGGCAGCGATGTGGTGATGACTACCGCCTCGACCTACACCAATCTGGCCAACCTGTCGGAGAACTTCCGCAAACAGATCCTGAGCTACGAGGGCACCACACTTGGCCGACAGGAGATCTACGCCGAGATCATCGACCCGGAGGAGGGTGGGATTGTCAAGCGGGACATGTTCAAGCTCTGGCCAGCCGGCCGGCCGTTCCCCAAGTTTGAGTACATCCTCCAGTCCTACGACGTGGCCACCTCGGAGAAGGCGCAGAACGACCCGACCGCCTGCATCACGTTCGGCTGCTTCAAGCCACAAGACGGTCCCATGGCGGCCATGGTGATTGATTGCTGGCAGGAGCGCATGATGTACCCCGACCTGCGGCCAAAGGTCATCGAGGAGTACGAGACCGTCTTCGGAGAGGGTAAGGACCGCAAGCGGGTTGACCTGCTGCTGATCGAGGACAAGAGCGCTGGGATCTCCCTGATCCAAGACCTCCAGCGGGCTCACCTGCCGGTCCGGGCCTACAACCCGGGGCGGGCTGACAAGATGCAGCGGCTGAACATTGTCAGCAACATCATTGCCCGGGGCCGGGTGTGGATCCCCGAGTCGGATCACCGCAAGGGCTACGTCAAAGACTGGGCAGAGGGCTTCGTCAGCCAGATCTGCTCGTTTCCCGAGACGACCCATGATGATTTGGTGGACGCATGTGTTGATAGCTTGACCCAAGTGCAGATGATTGTCGGCACGAAAGCGATCAAGGACGTGCAGGTGGGTGACATGGTAATGACCCCTGCCGGACCAAGGCGAGTGACTGCCGTGCATGACAACGGGCTCAAGGAGGTCTGGAACGTCAACGGATTGCTGGCCACGGCAGAGCACCGGGTGATGACCCAAGACGGCTGGGTGCGTGTTGACTGCTTGAGTCAATCAATCCATAATGTATACCTTTACAAGGATGCATCATGGCTTTCAAATCAAGTGGCGCTGTTGTTGAGTCGGTGGTTTTCAACGGTCGCAAGTACAACCGCTACCCTGAAAGCGATAACCCGGCGCACCGCCGATACTTTGCAAGGGCTGGCCACCGGCTTCACCGTGACGTCTGGAAGCACCACAACGGGCCAATCCCTGCGGGCATGCACGTCCACCACATTGACGGCAACACGGCCAACAACGACATCGGCAACTTGGCCTGCGTTACCAGCAAGCAGCATTGGGACGAGCACCGGGCGCAGGCATCTGAGCGCAGCAGACGGCCAGAGCAACTTGAGCACCTCAGCCGGATCCGCGCAAGCTCCGCCGATTGGCACAGGTCAGACGAGGGCCGGGCTTGGCACAGAGAGCACGCCAAGGCCTCTCTGGCAAAGACTTGGGGGAAGCCTAAGTCGTACTACCCGGCCCCTTACAAATGCATTTGGTGCGGCTTTGACGGCATTGCCAAAGTTCCTGAGCGGAAGAAGTTTTGTTCACCCGCCTGCCAGAACTCCGAGTCAAAGCACCGCCTTGGTAAAACAAGTTACGAACACCCATACCATGCGTCATGTGTTCGATTTGACGGTGGAGGGTGAGCACTGCTACTACGCCAACGGGATGCTGGTCCACAACTGCACGCAGGCCCTGCGCTACCTGAGGGATGCCGGGTGGCTAGACATTGACCCACCCCCTGATGACGATTGGGACGAGGATGATTATGTTGACAGTGGCAAACAAAAACGGGTCAACCCCTATGCATCCTGATAAATCTGTGGTACAGTGGGGCTGTTGCCGTAGGAAGCGACCGACTGAAGCCGTTTACTCATGCCTCTTCCACCTGATGGTGGTTCCTACAGGGGGCAGTAGTAAACGGCTTTTTTGTTTCTACGGCAGCCGTACTCCGCACGATAGCAAGCACCTCACTCGTGGTGGCGCGGAAGAGAAGCGAACACGGTATGCCGCAAGGCTAGGGGGCAGTTCCCGAATAATCCGTGCGGCTGGTCACATCATCAAGCCGAGGGGTAGACGGTGCCCAACCCGTCACATGATGATCCTGCTTGACAGGGGTGAAGCACCTTCCCTCTCTGCTCCTTCTTGGGGTAGGGGGGTCTTTGGGTGAAATTTAATGAATCCCGGGGATTTGATGTACCTGCTCAATCCACTAAAAAACAAGTCGGCCGCTCATTACTGGGACGGCCAAGACACGCTTTGCCGAATGTTCAGCACTGGCGGCTTAACCAAGCGCAAGCAGAAGATCTTCAACGACCCGATGGGCAAGCCCATTTGCTTGATGTGCCTAAACGCCCAACAAAGGGCCACCATGCAACCTGAACCAAAGGTCGAAACTTGCTCTAACCGGTTTGAGCTGATCAGCCGATGGGGGCAACCTGTGGATAAGGTCTGGGCTCATGATATGCTTGAGCGCTGGCTAAATCAGCGATTGGACGCGCCTGCGCCCAACGTTTATGATGACGGTATTCCAGCGAAAGGCCCTGAGCATGAATAGCAAGCCCCTGCCCAAGATCCAGTCATTCCTCAAAGAACTGAAGCGTAAAAACTCGGCTGAGTCAAACGGCAAGAAGCAAACCTTCCAAGAGTGGTCAATGGCCGGGGGCGGAGTGCCGACGCAGTACAAGGGCCGGGAGCATGTCTGGCACGCCAAGGTGAAGAAGTTTGCCGAGGGCGGTGAGGTCAAGATGGCCGGCGGTGGAGATCCCCTAGACCAGTTTAGCCCCCCGCGCTACCGATCGGCTGGGCGCAGGCCGGCAAGCCAGAACGACCGCCAAGCTGCTGCCAACATGCCCATGGACTTTGCCCGTGGCGTGGTGTCAGGCATCGGCGGAGCACCCGGTGACATTGAGTCCCTAATCCGTATGCTTCCCGGCTTGGACGAAAAGACCGTGCTGCCAACGTCCGAGGACATTGAGAAGCGACTGCCGTTCAAGTCTGACACGCCTGCCGGGCGAGCGGCTACTGGGCTGGGGACACTGGCCGGCGGCCTGTACATGGGGCCGGGAGCGCCCATACGGCTCGTTGGTGGCATACCGCAGGCCGTGTACAAGGCAGGCAAAGACTTTGGCCGAGCTGCCGGTCAGCCCGCTGCCAATGTCGTCAAACCGTTCGGCGGTAACTTCCTGACCGGGCGGACTGAGAAGGACCTGCAGCCTTTAAAGGGGCGAACTGCGCCAAGGTTAACTCATATCAATGAGCAAAATCAGGCTGTTGGCCCAGAGTATGGGCGACCAATGACACAAGAAGAACTTCAGTCTCTCATGGCCGACCCTTTTTATGCAAATAATCAAGCCCTCAACAAGTGGGTTGACAGCAACCTGACCAATTACGTCAAGAAGCAGATGGGCACGCCGGATGACCCAGTGCGCAAGCTGGCCGAGCAGGGCATCACGCACAAGCCCGGGCTTGTAGATGACTACCGACGCACTGAGGAGGCTTTGAAAAAACAACGCAAGGAAGCAGGTTTCCCTGAAGAGGGCATGGGCCAATCCCCTACAGCCCAAGCTTGGGAGCGAGCCTCCGACGAGGCTATTGCAACGCACCGTGCTGGCGATATTCAAGAGATGCCAGAGAAGTTTGCTAAATTCAATGAGGCTGAGAACAAGATGAGGGCAGCCAGAGCCAGTCTTGATAGAAAATTTGCTCAGCATGTTGAAAATGCTGGCCTTACCGAAAGGGAGGCGACCAGTTTGATTCGCAATACTCCGTTTGACCAAAAAGCAAAAATGGTCGGTGATACAGATCTTGCAAAAGCCAATGCGGAGTTTTTGTCTCATCAAAATCCAATGATGAGTTCCTACATTGGTCTTGGACGCGAGAATCCTTACATCAGCAAGCTTGCGCCAGAAACCCCGATGTATGCGCCGTTCACTGGCGACCTTGGCTTTGACCACATCATGGACGTGCTGCGTGAAGATGTGACTGCCGGTCGCATCCGCCCAGAGCAACTCAGCAAAGTCAGCATGGAGCAGGCCGTGCGCCGTACCTATGAGTACGACCAAGAAATGGCGGCCAAAGCAAATGCTAGCAGGGCGGCGGCTCGAGAAGGACTGCCAACCTACAAAGAGTATCCTGAAGGCTACAGGTGGGTTGAGCTGAACAAGCCCGGATCCTTTGCCAACGAGTCCGAGGCCATGGGACACTCAGTACGGGGCTACGAGCCGCCCAAAGGCCATCCTGACTGGACTCAGGGATCTGGTGATGCTGGCAGCTCTGGCTACGGCCACGGAGGCTGGGAGGCCATCAAGAGCGGCAAGGCCAAGGTGTACTCGCTGGTTGACCCCAAGGGTGCGCCGCATGCAACGGTTGAAGTTGGCCCAACGCATCGTGATCGCGGGTTCTTTGGGGATCAAAAACCAACTGGTGATGAGTATTACAGCCAGATGAATAAATACGTTGCCGGTCAAAACAATGGC